TATTGATGCGCCAGATATTTTGCAGGCTTCAGCGTCTGCTGTGTGCGCTTGGGGATGCCAAATTTGCTCTCCATCACATCTGCGATAGAGCCATTCATGCTGGCTGGCTCATGTAGGCGCACCAGGTCAATGACACCGCCGCCGGTATTATCTTCGTGGCTATACCAAGTGCCTTTGCGTAAATCCACAGCCATTGAGCCGTGCGTCCCCCAGCGCAGCTCATGCCCCTTTTTGCTGGTCGGCTCGCCGAAATAATGGCGTGCGACTTGCTCCATATATGCTGATACGTTTGTCATGTTCTCTCCCGTTCTCCCTGATATGCAAGGCGGCAGGACCGGGAGAACAATCCTGCCGCCTAACCCGCTAGAGCTTAAATATGTCGTCATCCTGGACGTTTGCAGCCGGAGGAGCTGCTGGTGCAGGAGGCGGTGCGTCTACCGGGGGTGGTGTGGGTGCGGCTGGCGCACCATCAAACAAGGCGGGGCGGTCAACCCAGGCAGTCACCGACCATTGCGGCACCCGCCAGGTCTGCGTCTGACCGTTGTTGAGCTGCTGCTGCACCCTTTCAGTGCCAACAATATCAACCACCGGCACTTTACCGGGATTGGCAGCCTTACCAGCCTCGTATTCTGCAAAAAGCGCTTTCATACGCTCATATACGTTTTTGGACGCGCTGCTGATTTCACGCAGCCCCGTCTCTGAGTTACCGAGGCGCACCCGGAAACCCCACCTGTGCAGCGGCTTGCCCTGGTCGTCCACCTCATCTGGCTTTTGTGGCATCGGCTCTCCGACCTTAGCCATCCGAAAATCCGGCGTAGGCATAAAGGCCATATAACCGACCTCCATATCAGCCATATCCATCGCAACTCGCAGCGGCAGGGTCAGCTCTTGCTCCTCGTTCATCCACTTGCCCTCGACTTGCACGCGGTTGACCGCAATAAAGTCTCCAGACTGAGCGCTAAACTTGATGATCGGAGTGCGATCACCACCGCCTCCACCGCCTTCACTTTGATAGTCTAACATCGTTTTTCCTTCTCTCGTTTTGACGTTTTAACGTTGGCTCACAATCATGAACCGGCTTATCGGGAAATGCGCCACCAGATCGCGGTCCATCGGATCATCACGATCATTGCGGCCCTCAAACACTCCCAATTCAAAATCTTCTGCAAAGCTAATCCTGGCGAGCGCGTCCTGATACAGGACCACCATATAGCTTGGCAAGTTAGTCTCAAAAGATAGCTGCCGCGCCGCGATCACCTTGTGCAGATTGACCAGCGCAGTGCTAAATTTGTTCATCCCAAATGTGCGAGCCTTAATCTCTACAAACCCACGCGGCTGCCCATCCTTGATGATCGCGCAGTCCAGGCGATAAGTCGGGTTGAGTTTCATCAGCTCATAACCGCGCTCGCGCAAAGCCTCAGCGACAATGCGCTCATTGGCCCGGTCTCGCTCTGTTTCATATCTCGGTCTGTTCATGATCTGCCCGGCACCGCGCCACATTGCACGCTCACCACTGGCGGCATGTCGTAGTCTCGCGCCAACTTAGCGCCTACTGCCGCCTCCTGTCTTTCTGAGTAATGCAAACATTCCTGCACCGTCTCAAAACGCGTCTCCTCTTTCACCATCCAGCAGGGATTTGCAGGCGCACCGCCCAACTCTATCGCAAAGCAAAACGCCAGGATCGTCTCATACATCGGCCAGTACCTCTCTCAACAGTGTCATGCAAGTGCGCTGATCCATCTCCACCGCGTAATTCCAATCCAGCTCAGCATCCTTTTTTGCGCCGCGATAGTTGATCTGCCTGCCCATAGCCACCAGGACAGCGGCTGGCATCCTCCAGCGCCAATCCTGCCGGTCATAGCGATAGACCAGCAGCGGCCATTTGTCGGCGGCTCTAGCAGCCTTGCAGACCTGGTCCCACCAGGCAGGCCGGGCTTGCACGCCCTTGGCAAATCGCTTGACCTCGATGACCGCCGGAAACTCCATATCGGCGCAAAGCAGATCACCGCGATCCGCTGAGCGGTATTGTTCCAGATCGCGCTTAAATGTCAGGCCCAGCTCATCAAACAGGATCGCCGCAACCTCGCGCTCTGCTGAGCTGCCTTTCGCCCTGGAATTAACCATCCTTTTTGGCCTCCCGATCCATTATTTTAATGCGCCGGTTGGCCTCTTTTTCCAGCATTTCATCGATCAAAGCGTTTATTGAGCGGTGTGCAGACGCATCAAAGATGGCCAGCAGCTTGCTGTAAGTGCCTGATCTTAAACGCAAATGAACCTGTTTAGTGACAGCCATAAACTTTTTTCCAAAATAATGTCGTTTTTTGCTTGTACCACAGTGGTATGCGTTGTAAAGTCTACAAACGTTGACAAACAAAGGGAGATTACAATGACCATACTGCTTGACAAGATTGACCGCTTCGCCGTTGAGGTGATTGGGCAGGAAGATTGGGATGCCGGTATTGATCTGGGCGTTGTCTGTGATTGCCTGCGTGAAGACATGCCAGACCCTGCTGACGATGCACATGCAGCTTCGTGCCTGATTATGACGATTTGTGATGAGCGTCCGCTGCTTGAGCCTTGGATCGATACGATCATCGCAGAAATCAAAAAGGCGGCGGCCTAACGGCCCCGCCTCAGAAGGGAGATCACAATGCGTTACCTAATCCCATCAATCGCAATCCTGGCATCGGCGTGTTCCTACACCCCGGTGGCAGACTTGCGGGTCAGCGGTGATAAAGCTCAGCTCTATCAGCGCGACCTAACTGAGTGCCAGCAACTGGTCGATCAGTCGCTGGGTTTCATGCAATACGATCACAACGGCTTGAGGCTCAATGAGTGCTTGCGTGGGCGTGGTCACAGCATCATCGGAGGTTGATTGGGTCTAACGGCCCTGTCTTCACCATCATCAAAAACAGGAGATACTAGAATGATTGCAAACACCACTTTCCTTCGCAACGATTCGGCTACTGAGGTTTTTCAGACATTGACTGATTTCTGTGAGATCACCTTGTTGGAGCGCCTGCAATCGGGTTCGACGGCCTACATTTACGACGACAAAACGATAACAGAGTTCAGATATGAATGGATTCTGCTTACGAAAAAATATGACGGCACTTTATCATTCCAAATAATAGGCGAGGATTACTTGTGGAATGACCTTGAAAATTGGTCGGTTGCATACATTCCAACCGTTGCCCTCAAAGGAGGTGTCTGATGCGTAACCAACTAATCACAGATTTTATCGGCATGATCATCTTGATCAGCCTGGTCATTGTGTTTGGCACTAATGCCGTCACAGATAACTGGAATATGTGGGCCTTGATGGCTCGCTTTGGAGGAGCAAGCTAATGGTCGGCAAACTAACCAGAGACGATGAGCTGTCAGCCAGCCGCATCCCGGTCTTGGCTAATGCCTCACCTTACCAGACGCCCAATGAGCTGCTGGCTGAGATGATCGGCATCGATGAGGGAAAGCCAGCCACCAGGCTGGAGCAGAACGATGCGATGTTGTTTGGTGATCTGACTGAGGACACGATCCTTGACCAGGCTGCCAAGCGCCTGCAACTAAGCGATCTGCGTCTGAATTTCCACAGCGCGTTTCACCATCCAACCCTGCCATTTGCGGCATCGCTGGACGGCACCGCAATCGGAGACCGGCAATGGGCTGCTGATCCGGCCAAGGGCATATACACGCCCCAAGGGACCGCAATGGTGGACCTGGTCGGTCAGGGCGTCCTGGAGGCCAAGCTAACCTCAGCGCCGCCAGAGAGCCTGCCAGCGCCGCATAGGGGCGCACCGTGGCAGCTACAGAGCCAGATGATGTGTACCGGCCTTAAATGGGGCGTTGTGGCGGTCCTTTACACATCGCCCATTGAGCTGCGCCTGTTTTTGTACCAGGCCGATCCGGCGATCCAGACCCGGATTGCCAGCATGATCCAAGACTTTGAGGATCGGCGCAGGGAGAGGCGCTGGTATCCAATCCTCACCCCAGAGGATGGCGCAGTCGCCCACAGTCGGTCTAACCCGGATCACCCGCCAGTTGAGCTGGCAAGTGAGGACGCCCGGCAATGGCTGGATCAACTGGTGACCGCCAAGAAAAACAAAGCCATCGCGGATCAGGAGATCGGCGAGGCCAGTGCCGCGATTATGGAGATTATGGGTGAGGCTGAGCTGGCCACCGGCACAGTCGGCAACATCCAATATCAGATCAAGTGGCCGACCCGCAAAACCAAGGCGCAGCCGGAGAAAACAGTACCGGCCAAGCCAGCAACCGCCAATCGGCAAAAAACCCTCACCATAAAGGAGATTTACTAATGTTAGAGCTTACACCCGCCGAGCGCCGCGTTTACGATGCGCTTGATACATTCCAGCGCAAAAATGGCTACACGCCGTCAGTGCGCGTCCTAGCCGATCAATTAGACCGGCATTTCACCGGGGTCAGCAGAATGATAAATGCCCTGGTGGACAAAAATGCAGCTAGACGCATCAGCGATAGGTCGATAGAATTATTGCCGTTACGTTGAAGCAACGTTTCCTCCCAACCTTGCCCCGGCCTTAGTGCCGGGGTT